TAACAGGTGCAGTACCAAATCCAGCAAGCATTACTTCTTCTTCAAATGCTCGCTCTGAAGATTCTGTATCAAAATCACCTTCCATCTTGGTAGACATAGGCATACGCTCAAAGTGAACGAAGCCTCTAGGTGCGTCCGTCTTAATAAAGAACGCATCAGAGTCTGATAGATAATGATTAACTGTGTAGCCATTAGGAAGCATACCCATGTTCCTCATAGCATTTATATCATTATCAGAAGTGCCGGGACGAAGAGTGGTTTCAAGAAGACGATCCGCAACAAATTGTAATGCTGGCGGAACAATCAACTTCATTCCTCGTACAGATACTTTAAGACCCTTTTCGTCAGTAAAACCCGCTATATCAATAAGCGCATTTTCAAGACTAGTTTCGTTTAAATCAGCAGCAGTTGCTGGCTCATTAGCAAGAGTGTTGTTATTGGTAAGAGGATGGTCTGTAGCACAAAGCTCTTTTCCATCACCACCAGTAACAGTAGAATCAAAAGCGGAGTTTAAAACAGAAGCCGCTTTAACTTGCTTAGTATTAGCCATACTACGTGCTAACGCTTTAGTGTAACGAGAAGCAAGACGATCATAAAGATTATCTTCAATAGCTTCCTCAGTAATTGAGAAAGCAAGAGCGATAGTCTCATGTGTATATCGTGCAGTATATGCTTCTTGTGCATCATCAAAGCTGACCGCTGATCCTTCACCTTTAACAGGTGCAGTACCAAATCCAGCAAGCATTACTTCTTCTTCAAATGCTCGCTCTGAAGATTCTGTATCAAAAATCTCAGCAGCTTCATTATCATACCTAGCGTACTCTAACCCAAAAAGGGCATTGAGGCCAGGCTCTAGCTCTTTAGCTAGTTGTGCTCTACTTATAGCCATTTCTCAATTCTCCTATACGCCAGTGGTTGAAGGTGTACCCGATGCAATGGACCCAACAGGTGCATTAAACGAGTTATTCAACCTTACGATTGCGCCGATTCCGGCAGATGCATAATCTTCATTCTCAGGATCCTCAACCCATCCCATAACACGTAGTGCTAAAGAATTAGTTGTGGCAAGAGTACTGATAGCCAAACGACCTAGTGAAACACCAGTAGCATCTGTACCCGTTATACCTGTAGAAAGATTTGCGTTTAGAAAGACACTTGCGCGAGCAGTTGCCTTACTTGTCCACGAAGCATCCGTAGCAATTACATATAGCTGATTAGGATCATCTACAATAAATGCTTTAACTGGATGATTACTATCTGCACCTGATCCAGGCCAGTAGTTACTCCATGTTGTTTTTCCAGTGACGCTAGAAACATACTCACATCCTTGAAATACGCCTAGATGACTAACAGTTCCACCAGCAGCGTTAGCTGTATGGTCGATATATCCAGAAGCAAGAGGAATAACCAATTGTCCGTGATAGATCTTGTCACTGTTGTCAGAGGCAATTTCGTAAGGAGTATATCCCGTAAGGCCAGTGGAATTAGCTCCTCCACCTAATTTACTTAGGGGGCGAAGACCAAAACTTCCATTTGAATTAGCCATTTAGTTTTCTCCTAGTCCTCTTTTTGAGGACCTCCAAAAGTTACACTTAAGCATTTCGCGACTCAACAACCTCTTCAGGAACTCTTGCTAAAAGTAATCCCCCTACTCCAATAACTCCTGCATGTTTACCATCGTCAACAGTAGGAATATCAAAATCTGGGTATTCTTCTCCACGAACCAACTCATATCCCTCACGAGATCTAGCTGATACGTTTTTACGATCATCAAAGCCCATTACACTTTCCCTAATCCAACGGTGTTTATAACCTTCGGGTGGGGGAGGCGCATCTAACATTGATGGCGGTCTCCAAGGTTCCTTGCGTGCTTCTTTAACACGTGTCTGATTGTCGCGGGGCGTCCTAGGTGTCTTCTGGCGAGTAGTGGTCTCTTGTTTCATGATTAACTCCTTATTTTACGTATTTAGCGTATTCTTCAAGTGGTACATTTAGCTTTTTCGCAATAGCAACTTGAGAAGGCGTTAATCGCACTGTTTTACGTCCACCTCTATTGCGGGATGCGGAAGTTTCGGCTGACGCAACCTTTTTACTTCCACCCGTTTTAGGCTTTGCTCCAAGTTTATGTGGAAACTCAGCCATAAGTCTTTTGTCAAGCTCAGAATAATACTCATCTGACTGCGGGTCAAATTTTTCATCCTCAACTAACCGTCTGTGAACCCCAAAAGCGGCATATGTCATAACTTCATCGTTTCCAAACCACTCATTTCGAGAAGCCCAGTCTTCTGCTTTCGGATCCGCCTGTGCCGGAGCTTGTTGTTGAGGAGGAGGAGCGGCTACGGGAGCTTCTACTTTTTCCTCAACTTCCTTAACAGGCTTTTTAATTTTGCCTTTTTCTACAGCAAGCTCTGATAAGGCTTCCTGTACCTCAACTATCTTTTCAACATCACCTGTTTCGTGAGCTTCTTTAAGAAGTTGTTTAGCTGCTTGTATTTGAGTTGTAACTCTTGTGTCAAACTCTTCCTGAAAACCTTTATCTAAAGAATCTAGACGTTTCTTTAATTCCTCGTTTTCATTCCTAACGTTTTCAGCGTATTGAACAGCAGATTGTTTCTGACGTTCTTCTTCACGCATACGTTTGGTAAGTTTATCAATACGAGACTTAACACCAGAACTATACTCATCTAATTCGGATTCGTCCGCTGGCTCTTTTATTTCAGGTGGGTTTTCTGCAACTTCCTCTTTAGTTTCTTCTGAGGAAGCCTCAAGGTCTACTTCAATTTCAGACTCGTCAGAGTCTCCTATATCAATTTTCTTTTCTTCACTTATATCCATAGCGTGATCTCCACGTGTTAATTCTATACATGTTTAATGTCATCGGGATCCATGATTGTAGCTATAACTTCGTCATCATTTATAATACGAACTTCGCCACCATCAATTTTAAATCGAGCACCAGCATATCTGCCAATACATATCCAATCACCTTTTTTACACCAAGGCGAAGCGTCTTCTCCAAACTTATTAGGATCTTGAGACGCTAATGGACCAAGCTTTAAAACATACGCTACAACAGTAGCCAATGCTTCACGGTCACGGATTTGATCTGGAATTAAAATACCACCATCACTGGTTGCTTTACCCGCATATGGCATAACTAATATACGCCATCCAGTGGGTTGAGGTAGTCTTTCACTTAGGGAAACATCTAACAAAGAAGGATCGAGAACTCTCTCATCTTTTTTAACGTAAGCACTCTTTTTTTTCTCTTTCTCTTTCTCAGCTACATGTTCTGGTACATATAGTTTTTTAGTCATTCTTTCTCCTGTTGTTCTAAGAAGTCTTTAATTTCTTGCTCTGCATATTCAAGCCCTTTTAACTCACCTACTAATTCTCTGTAGGCTTCTAAGTCTCTAGGTCTACCGTGAAGGATAGCATCCTTTGTTAGTTCTGCACGGCCTTGAATTGATTTTAGGACGTTATAGGCAAACGTAGTTGGGTCTGCCATTAAAACGTACCTGTAAATTTCCTGCCTTTAAGGGCTGCTCCACCCATAAACATTTTTTTAGGTTTACCAAGCATTCCACCAGCCATGTAACCCATTTCGTCATCCATAGCTCCGCCCATGTTGCGGTTTTCAGGGGGTCTAAAAGTACCGTCACCAAAACTTTTACCAATATCCATGGGTTTAGGAACAACCATAAACCCATTACCGTTTGGGTTTTCTATTACGTCACCACCCGTTTCATTAGCGTAAGAATCGGCCTCTGACTTTTTTGCGTAAACAGTTGTTGCTGGCATTAGAATATCCTCGTGTTTTTGGCCATACCGCCATCGTTGAGTTTCATGTATCCACCCATAGCATTGTTATTTCCAAGAATTTTTTTCACAACAGGAGGAGGAAGGTTTTTCTTCATTCTTTCTATAGCATCCGCTCTATGCTCTCTAGCGGTCTTGCCTTTAAACTTTTTCATTAGAAAACTCTCGTTTTTTGAGCCATACCGCCATCGTTACGATTAACATAATTAACTGTTTCAAAACCTTCTTCAGTAAGAACTTTTATAGGTTTATTTTTAGGAAACAATTTAGGATTCTTTTTAATCGTTTTTTCAGCTTTATTAATTGTTTCGTTTCGTGTTCTAGCAGATTTTTTATTTATAATCTTGTCTATAATTTTCTTTGATTTTCCTTTAAGCTTACCTGAATCAAGACCTGACTCAATATCTTTCTTCACTGCGGCTTTCATTCTTGTTGCACGTTCTTTACGCTGATCTTGAAAACTCATTAGAAAGTTCCTTTCCCATCGTTATCGTTAAAAGTAAAACCTTTTACTTGAGCGGGAGGAGTTCCTTGTATACGAGCCATTCCGCCATCTGCATAACCCATGATTTCAGCGTTACCACCTTTATTCATTTGTTTTGCTGTATTCATAAGGTTTTTTGCTCTTCCCTTAGAAATTCCCATTTGATCAGACATTTGTTTAATTCCAGCCATTTTACTCTCCTTGTTTTGTAATAACAGACTTTAAGTAGTTTTTCTAGTTCTTTTTTTCCTAACAGATTTAACCCTACGTGGTTTACCCGCAGGTTGCCCTAGTCTTTTCTTTTGGGCGATTCTAGACTTCTTTTCAGAAGGCGTAAGTTCACGGGCAGTTTTAGGTGTCTTGCTCGAAACTCGTTTACTTGGCCTACAATAAGGAGTTCCTCTTTTCTCTCCTTTTTTTCGACCACACGGCTTACCCGTTTTTACGTCAATCCAACCTTCTTTAAACCAACGTTTAAGAGATGCTCCTTCTTTAGTTTTACGAACAGCCATTAGAATATTCTTACTTTTTTTCTAAGAATGCCACCCCTTGCTCTTTTAGCTGATTTATTACCCCAGTTACTTGCTCCAACCTTTCTACATTTAGCAATTGCTCCAGACGCATAAGCAGAAGGAAAAACTTTGTACCTTGCTTTTACTTTACTATAACAAGCATCTTTAGTAGCCATAACTAATCCTTACTATAAAGGTTATCAAAAGTCACAGAAGGATCCATATAACTGCCATCACTTTCAGCATTATGCATCCATTGACTTGGTTTAAAATCAGGCGCTCCTTCACCAGTTTCCCAGAGAGCGGGACTTGTTGTTCTAACTCTATTATTAGGCAATGCGATAATGTTTCCCGTCCAACTGCCAGCATCTGTTAACTCAATAACATGACTCTGCTTATGTTGCGCTGGATCGTCAGCAATATCTGATTCTGTGTAATCAACTGTAAACATATACTTGCCCGTATAAAAATCTCCGTCAATCTTACAAATCCAAGGACTTGAACTAGTTCTATCATACTTAATAACAGAATGATAGTGAGAGCTACAATCCCACGGTTGAGCATGGTGTGTAACCATTCTATCTGGCCACTCATCTAAAGGGGTATCGGCAACTAAAGCCGTTATAGGCATTCTAGCCCACATAGCCCCACCATGAACATTTTCCTCGTCCGTATCGTCACTTTCGCATCCAGTAAATATCAACTGAAAACTTAAACACCTATCTGGAACCGTAGTAACTGCAATTGCCATGGCATGAAGATATTCTCCATGATACTTCTCATGATTATGCGTAAACTCTCTTCGCACCCAGCATTGAAAATGCGGGATGTTGCTTTGTAGATAAGACATTAAGCTTTTTTTCTGCCCGCTCCGCCTTTGGCATAACCTTTTTTCTTCATGCCCGCACCGCCTTTGGCATAACCTTTTTTCTTGCTCATGCCTCCGCCCATCATTTTCTTACGAGTTCCACCTTTTTTCTTCATCATAATCTTTTCCTTAATTATTAAATTTTAAATTAGCACTTCCATCTCTTCCTAGCTTGCCGTAGTCTGCTATTAGGGTTCTTAGCGGCTTTAGGAAATTTCTTCATCTGACCAGCGGATCTTGCACA